AGGTGGAACAGGTATTGGTTCAACAGTATCTGGTGACACAGTAACTTTTGCGATTGATAACACAGTCGTAACAACTTCTGGTACACAAACACTTACAAATAAAACTATTAATTTAGCAAACAATACTGTAACAGGTACAACTGCTGAATTTAATACAGCGTTAAGTGATGGTTCGTTTGCGACTTTAGCAGGAACAGAAACACTTACAAACAAAACTATTAATACTGCTTCTAATACAATTACAGTTGTTGAAGCAGACATTTCTGACTTACAATCTTACATACTTGCTGACAGTACAGATACATTACAAAACAAAACAATTAATAGTGACAGTAACACAATCACATTAGATTTATCAGAAGGTACTTTAACTGGTACAACTGCTGAATTTAATAGTGCATTATCAGATGGTTCTTTTGCAACATTAGCGGGTACAGAAACATTATCAAATAAAACACTTACAGCACCTAAATTTGCTGATGGTGGTTTCATCGCTGATAGTAATGGTAATGAGCAGATTGTATTTAACACAACTGCTTCTGCTGTTAACTACCTAGATGTAACTAACGCAGCAACAGGAAACGGTATTACATTAGCATCTGCTGGTACTGATACAAATATTGACTTTGTAATTAGTCCAAAAGGTTCTGGTACAGTTAGTGTTGACTCAAGTAGAATTACTAACGTAACTGATCCATCAGGTGACCAAGACGCTGCTACAAAAGCATACGTTGATAGTGTTGCAAATGGTTTAGATGTAAAAGATTCAGTAAGATACGCTTCAACAGCGAACATTGCTGGTACTTACGATAATGGCGCTGGAACAATTACTGCAGGTTCAAATGGTGCTTTATCAATTGATGGTCAAACTCCATCTCAAGGTGATAGAGTATTATTAAAAGATCAATCAAGTGCTGTTCAAAACGGTATTTATACAGTTACAACTGTTGGTGATGGTTCAACTGCATATGTATTAACAAGAGGTCCAGACGCAGATACTGCAGCTGAATTAACTGGTGGTACATTCTTCTTTGTTGAAGAAGGTTCAGCAAATGCCGATAACGGTTATGTTGCAACTCATAATGGAACACCAACTTTAGGATCAACAGATATTACCTTTTCTCAGTTCTCTGGCGCAGGTCAAATCTCTGCTGGTGATGCGTTAACAAAAACTGGTAATCAGTTAGATGTTGCTGTAGATGATAGTACAATAGAAATATCAAGTGACGCTTTACAAGTTAAAGCTTCAGGTATTGGTGCAAATGAGTTAGCGTCTAATGCAGTTGAAACAGCGAAAATTAATAACAATGCTGTTACAGTTGCAAAGTTAGCGACAACTTTAGATTTATCATCTAACACAATTACATTACCAAGTACATTTGTTACTACAACTGGAACACAAACTTTAACAAACAAAACTATTAATGCATCTCAATTAGTAGATGGTTCAGTTTCAAATGCGAAACTTGCTAATAGTTCACTATCATTTACTGACGAAAGTTCAACTTCTGGTTCAGTAAGTCTTGGTGGAACGTTAGAGTTCTTAACAGGAGAAGGTATTAATACAACAGCTTCAGGTAGTACAATTACTATCGCCGCTGAATTGGCAACTTCATCAAACGCTGGTGTTGCAACATTTAATACTGATAACTTTACGGTTAGTTCAGGTGATGTTACAGTGACTACGATTGACGGTGGAACATTTTAATTATTAATTGAGGAGATTAATAAGTGGCAACAGTTATTAAACTAAAAAGAAGTACAACAGCTTCTGCTGTACCTACTACAAGTGATTTAGAAGATGGTGAAATAGGAGTTAATATCACCGATCAAAAAATCTATATTAGAAGTGGTGGTAGTATAGTTGAATTAGCAAATGTTTCGAGTGGCACTGATTTAGGTGCAGTTGGTGAACACATTTTACCTACTACAACTGAAACATATGATTTAGGTTCGACATCAAAAAGGTTTCGTTCATTATATCTAGCAGGTGATACGATAGATATAGGTGGTTCAACTATATCATCTGACGGAACAGGTACAATTCAAATATCTGCAACAGGTGCAACATTACCACTTAACTCAAATGTTGAAGTCGCATCTGGAGTAAATAAAGAACTTGCACTTGCTGGTGAAACGGGAGATCCAGTAAGATCAGTCCCTTTTTTTAGTAAATCAGGTGGACTAAATACAGCTAATACAAGATTAGATTTTAAAGCCGATCCTGATTCAGTTGTGGCAAGTTTTACATTAGCAAACGGTTCACAACTAGGAGCATCATCAGGAGATACTTTATTTTTCTTTTAAGGAATTAATATGACAGCAAAAACACCAATAAGAACAGTCTTTAATGATAGTAATGTAGCCACAGGTCTAGCAGAATTTCAAACAGGTGAATTTATCGCTGTAGAACATGGTGGTACTGGTGCAGTAACTCTTACTTCAAATGCAATTCTTTTAGGTAATGGTACAAGTGCTGTACAAAATTCAGCAATTGGTATATCTGGTACAACTCTTTCATCTACAGATTCATCTACCATAACAATCGCCGAAGCATTATCAGTTACAGGTGCATTAAATGTTACAGGAACAATTACAGGTACTATTTCAGGTAATGTTACAGGAACAACAACTGCTGGTAATATACAAGTTGGCGTTACAGGTAATAATGAAATAGATACAACTTCAGGAAATTTGACATTAGATTCTGCTGGTGGTACAGTTGCTGTTGATGATAACTTAACAGTATCAGGTAATACTACAGTAACAGGAAATTTAACAGTAAACGGAACAACTACAACAGTTAATTCTACAACAATAGAAATTACAAATTCATTTACGTTTGAAGGTTCAACCGCTGATGATTATGAAACTGTTTTAGGTGTTGTTGATCCAACTGCTGATAGAACAATTAATTTACCAAATGCTTCAGGTACAATTGTATTACAAGACACAACTGATACTTTAACAAATAAAACAATTAATAGTGACTCAAATACACTAACATTAGATTTATCTGAAGGTACTTTAACTGGTACAACTGCTGAATTTAATAGTGCATTATCAGATGGCTCATTTACTACATTAGCAGGTACAGAAACTTTAACAAATAAGACTTTAACAAGTCCTGTAATTTCATCAATTTCAAATTCAGGTACTTTAACACTACCTACATCTACTGACACATTAGTGGGTAGAGCAACAACAGATACTTTAACGAATAAAACAATTGACGCTAATAATAACACTCTTTCAAACATAGGAGATAGTGAATTATCAAGTGGTATCAGCGCTACTAAAATAGGTAATGGAGATGTTGACAACACAGAATTAAGTTATCTTAATGGTGTGACAAGCGCTATTCAAACACAAATAGACACAAAAGCGTCAACTGCATTCGCTATCGCACAAGCTGTTGCACTTGGTTAATACTCTACTATTCTTATAAATAGTAGAAAATAGAGGGATAGTATGGCAACACCATCAAGTAGAGAAGAATTAAAACAATACGCTTTAAGAGCACTTGGAAAACCAGTCATAGAAATTAACGCTGATGACGACCAATTAGAAGATAGAATTGATGAAGCGTTACAATATTTCGCACAATATCACTATGACGGTATAAGAAGAACGTACTTAAAGTATCAATACACACAGGCTGATTACGACAGAATAAATGCTGATACATCTGAATCAGTAACTAAAAATTCTGTAACAACAACTTGGAAAGAGGGTAACGCATTTATAGTGGTACCTGAAAGTGTAATCTCTGTAATTAATATATTCCCATATTCTAACAAGGGTAATTTAAACTTATTTGATGTAAGATACCAATTAAGATTAAATGACCTTTATGATTTTTCTTCAACATCAATTATTAACTATGATGTTGTGTTAAGACATTTAGATTTTTTAGACCACATACTTGTTGGTGAAAAACCATTAAGATTTAATCAACACGACAATAGACTTTACATAGACCAAGATTGGAAAAATGATTTACAAGTTGGTGAATATATGGTTATTGAATGTTATAGAAAATTAGATCCAACTGTTTATACTGATGTTTATAATGACATTTATTTAAAAAGATATGTCACTTCATTATTTAAAAAACAATGGGGCGCAAATTTATCTAAATTCAATGGGGTCGCTATGGTTGGTGGCGTATCATTAAATGGTCAACAGATTTATTCTGAGGCATTAAATGACATTGAAAAATTAGAAGAAGAAATAAGAAGTTCATACGAATTAAATCCAGCAATGATGATAGGATAATGCTATGGCCGTCAACCACTATTTTCAACAAGGTAAGGGCATAGGAAGTTCCGAAGAACAAAGACTTTATGAAGATATAATCATAGAGGGTTTGAAAATCTACGGACAAGATATTTACTATCTTCCTCGTTCAATCGTAAATAAAGACTTAATTTTAGGTGAAGATATGCTGTCTAGGTTTAGAACAGCACATATGATTGAAATGTATATGGAAACCACTGAAGGTTTTGCTGGCGAACAAGAGATTGTAAATAAATTTGGTTTAGAAATTAGAGAAGATACTACATTTATGGTATCTAAAAGAAGATTTGATGAAGCAGTAGATAGTAAAACTTCATTAGTTAAAGAAGGAAGACCAAACGAAGGCGATATACTTTATATGCCTTTGATGAATAGTTTTTTTGAGATTAAATTTGTACAAGATCAAGAGCCATTTTTTCAATTAAGTAACTTACCAGTTTACAAACTCGTATGTACTCGTTGGGAATACTCTGGTGAACAAATTGATACAGGTCTTACAGATATTGATAGTGCAGAAGATCAATACTCTACAGATACTTTACAACATCAATTTACACTTGAAGATGGTACTGGTTCATTACAATTAGAAACTGAAAGTGTCAATGGTGATAGATTCTACTTTATAAATGAAGATCATAATTTTAATGTTCAAACTCAATCATTGTATTCAGATAATTTAGATTTAGATAGTGAAGCAGGATTTGATACAGCGTCAACAGCAGATGATATATTAGATTTCACAGAACGTAACCCGTTTGGTGATCCTGACCAAGGAGAGTTTTAATGTTTGGAACATATTTTTACAACGAATCAATGAGAAGAATGACCATCGCATTTGGTCAACTTTTTAATAAGATTAAAGTAAAAAGAAAAGATAGTGAAGGCGATGTAGTACAATCTATGGCTGTTCCATTAGCATATGCGCCAAAAGAAAAGTTTTTAGTTAGATTAGATCAACAACCCTCTTTAGATGAAAGAGAGTTTGCGATTACTTTACCTCGTATGAGTTTTGAAATATCAGGTATATCATATGATGGCTCTCGTAAGTTAACAAGAGTTCAAAAGTATAAACAAGTTAAATCAGGCGAAGATGGAAAAGTAATGACATATAATTACACTCCTGTTCCATATGATATATCTTATACATTAAATATATTTACAGCGACTGCCGAATCAGGATTACAAATAGTAGAACAAATACTTCCATTCTTTCAACCAGATTACACAGTTACAGTAAACGCTGTACCATCTTTAAACATCAAAAGAGATGTACCAATTATATTAAATGATATTCAATATGAAGATAGTTATAATGGTAATTTTACACAAAGAAGAGCAGTAATATACACATTAAACTTTACGGCGAAAACATATTTATTTGGACCTTCAACAACTCAAGGCGTTATTAAAGAAGTACAATCCGATCTATATTCAGATACAGATACTACTAATAAAGCAAGAGAAGAAAGAATAGTTATAGTTCCAAACCCAACTAGCGCAGATGCTGATGATGATTTTGGGTTTACGACAACAATTACTTCATATACAGACGGTAAAAAATATAATACATCTACCGATACAGATGAATAAATATAGTGTAAGAGAGATACAATGAGCCTTAAAAAAATCATAAGAAAAAACATAGAAGATAACGCAGTTACTGAACCAAAACTCGCTAATGAAGCAGTTACGGCGGAAAAGTTATCTACAGATTTCGTTACTGGTTTAACAGAGTTATCAGAACAAGCGGCAAATGATGATGTGTTATTAATATATGACACAAGCGCTGGCGCATTAAAAAAAGTATCAAAATCAAATACTACAGTTTTAGAAACACCTACAGTTTCAAGTATATCTCCTACATCAGTTTCTTCTACAACTGGTACTACTTCATTTACAATTACAGGAACAGGATTTACTGCTGGTTCTAATGCCAGATTAATTGCTTCTACAGGAAGAGTAAGAAATTTTGATAGTGTTACTAGAAATAGTACAACACAAATTACTGCGGTTTTTGATAATACTTTATTATCTGCATCTGAAAGTCCATATAGTATTCAAGTTATTAGTGGAACAGGATTAAATGATTTATTAGCAAGTCAAGTTGATTTCAACCAAGTTCCTACATTTGTTACTGCTTCTGGTTCATTAGGTTCAAGTAGAGTTAGTATGGCTGGTGTTGAAGTAAACGCAACTGATCCTGATTCAGCAGGTAACGTAACATTTGAGTTACAATCTGGCGCTTTACCTGCAGGAATATCTATAACAAATACTGCTGCGAATGGTGGAACAGCAACATTTACAGGTACTTTTAGTTCACTAGAAAATTCAGACACAGTTTATAATTTTATATTAAGAGCAGTTGATGCAGCGTCAAATACATCAAGTAGATCATTTTCGTTCACAGCATTAGGACCACAATTAGAAACATTTTCATCATCTGGTACATTTAGTGTACCAACAGGAGTAACAGCTCTTACTGAAGTATTAGTTGTTGCTGGTGGTGGAGGAGGTGGAGGTGGTCAACCATGCGACTCTGGTGGTGGAGGCGGAGGCGGAGGCCTAATTTATATGCCAAATTATCCTGTTACACCAGGTGGAACTATTACAGTTACAGTTGGTTGTGGTGGTGCTGGTGGTCCACAAAATCCAGGACCAGCTCCTAACCCTGGAACAAAAGGACAAGATAGTAATTTTGGTTCGCCAGGTGACCCTGGTTTAGGACAAGGTGGAGTTTTAAATGCAGATGGTGGCGGTGGTGGTAGATCACAAGGTCTTTCACCTGCAGGTTCTTCAGGAGGTTCAGGTGGTGGAGGTGCAGGAGAGGGTTGTTCAAGTCCAGGTACTGGTGCTCCAGCAACTCAACCTACTCAACCAGGTAATTCTGGCGCTTATGGTTTTGGAAATCCAGGTGGTAGAAATTCCCCTCCAGGAAGTGGTATAAGAGGAAATGGTGGAGGTGGTGGAGGCGCTGGTGCAGTCGGAGGTTGTGGACAAGCATCACGTCCAGGTAGAGGTGGTAATGGTGGTAATGGAAAAGCATATTCTATATCAGGTGGATCAAGTTACTATGCTGGTGGAGGCGCTGGTGGTGCATCTAATTCACAAGATTCTGGTGGTGGTCAAGGTGGTGGTGGTAACTCAGCAGCTCAAGGACAAGGAAACACAGGTGGTGGAGGTGGTGGAGGACATAAACCTCACAATGGAGGAACAGGTGGAAAAGGTATTGTAATAGTTAAGTATTAATAGACAGTTTTTTGTATAAATAGTAAAAGAGAGATTAAACAATGGCAATTAGTAAGATTAAAACAGGTTCAATTATAGACAGCGCAGTCAATACTGATAAACTAGCGCCAGGTTCTGTCGGTTCAACAGATTTATCACCAACGGCAATCACAGGTCAAACAGAGTTATCTGAAACAGCCGCTGATACAGATTTCACAATTATTTACGATACTTCTTCAGGCTCTCTTAAAAAAATATTAAGAAGTAATTTAAAACAATCAGGACCTACAATTTCAAGTGTATCACCTACAAACGCTAATGAAGGTGATGCTACTTTTACTTTAACAATCACAGGTTCAGGTTTTACTGCTGGTTCAAATGCTAGATTAATTGACAACAATGGTAAAATACAAGAGTTTGATACAGTTACAAGAGATAGTACAACACAAATAACAGCTACAATTGCAACTTCAAATTTAAGTGCATCGGTTGATCCATATGATGTACAAGTTACAAACGGAGAAGGTCTTTCATCATTACTAGCAAATCAAATAAATTTTAATGCAAGTCCTGTATTTGTTACTTCAGCAGGTTCTTTAGGTTCTAATAGATTTTCAATGTCAGGGATAGAAGTTAATGCAACTGATCCTGATTCAGCAGGTAACGTAACATTTGAGTTACAATCTGGCGCTTTACCAACAGGAATTTCATTAACTAATACAGGTGCCAATGGTGGAACAGCAACATTCACAGGTAATATTACTGCTCAATCATCTGATACTGTTTTTAATTTTGTTTTAAGAGCTGTTGACGCAGCATCTAATACTAGTTCCAGATCATTTTCGTTCACAGCATTAGGACCTACTTCAACATCATTTACTTCAAGTGGTACTTTTTCAGTTCCAACAGGAGCAACAGGTGTAGATGTATTAGTAGTTGGTGGTGGTGGAGGAGGATCCAGAGGTGGTGGAGGCGCAGGTGGTTTAATATTTATGCCAGGTTATCCTGTAGCACCAGGTGGAACAATTACAGTTACAGTTGGTACTGGTGGTTGTGCTCAAACCAGTAACACTCAAAATGGAGATACTGGTGACGATTCAGTATTTGGTGCACCAGGTGATCCAGGTTTTTCACCAACAAGTTCAGTTTTAACTGCAAAAGGTGGCGGTGGCGGTGGAAAACACGATAATAACGGTTTATCTGGTGGTTCTGGTGGTGGCAGTGGTACAGATAATAATGCAACAGGTGGTTCATCAACTCAACCAACTCAACCAGGTAACTCTGGCGCTTACGGCTTTGGTAATGGTGGTGGAAACTCAGGTTCACCTAGTAGTTCTGCTGGCGGTGGCGGTGGTGCTGGTGCATCAGGTCAAGGAGGAGTTCCCGCTGATCAATCTGGTATGTCTGCAGGTGGTCAAGGTGGTGCAGGTAAAGCTTATACAATTGCAGACGGAACTACTCCAGTGTATTACGCTGGTGGTGGTGGTGGAGCAGCAAATACAGGATCACCTGGACCAAGTTCAAACGCAGTAGGTGGTCAAGGTGGTGGTGGTAATTCATATTCTAACTTTAGTCCTCCTGGGGGTGGAGATGGTAGCGCCAATAAAGGTGGTGGTGGTGGTGGATCACCAGCAACTCCTTCAACTCCAACTTATGACGGTGGAGCGGGTGGTAAAGGTATAGTAATCGTAAGATACTAAAACTCATCTAAATAGTTGTTATGAAACTTGATGACAGGATACTTGTCTTTGATGATATTATAGATAAACAATCTCAAAAACAAATTCAACACATACTCTTTGATAAAGTAAAATGGCAATTTG